GTTGCAAGGAAAAGAAGTAAAGCACAAGGTGTTGGTGGTAAACCAACAAATGTAAAAACATTTGCAAGAAAGAAAGCATTTGCTGGTGGCAAAATGCAGAAATACATGGGTAGAAGTATTAGAGGTGAATATGGTGGTGTTAATTTATCAAATCCATCTTATGTAAAATACTATAAAGGCATGTTAGATTAATGAGAAACGATTTTCAAATAAGAGAAAAATTTTCTAAAGGCACTATGCCTCCTAGAAATAAAAAGAACTTCAGATCTACAAAGTCTGGAGCAGGTATGACTCGAGCCGGTGTCAAAGCCTATAGAAGAATGAATCCCGGTTCAAAACTAAAAACAGCGGTTACTGGCAAGGTCAAACCAGGATCAAAAGCTGCGAAGAGACGTAAGTCCTTCTGCGCAAGAAGCGCTGGCCAAATGAAAAAATTTCCAAAGGCTGCAAAAGATCCTAACTCAAGACTAAGACAGGCACGCAGAAGATGGAAATGTTAAATGGTAAAAAAACTACAAAAAGTAGCTAAGGCTTTAAACAAAGCTTCAAAGTTACACAAGAAACAATCTAAAATTATTAAGAAGCATATTAAAAGGATGAAGCATGGCAGATCCTAAAGTAGGCACTGGTAAAAAACCAAAAGGGTCTGGTAGGAGATTATACACAGATGAAAATCCTAAAGACACTGTTAAAATTAAGTTTGCGACACCTACGGACGCTCGTAAGACCGTCTCGAAAGTCAAAAAAATTAAAAAACCGTTTGCGAGAAAAATACAAATCCTTACGGTTGGTGAACAAAGAGCCAAGGTTATGGGTAAGGCGAAGGTGGCAAGCATATTTAAGAGAGGCAAAGAAGCGATTAGGAAAGGAAGGAAAGCATGACTAAAAGACTATCAATGACAGCTGCACTTCGAGCTAAATACGAAGCAGACATTGCACAGGCTGATGCAACTATTAATATTTATCTAGATAATCCTGTGGCTATTGGTGAACACCCACAACATTTAGAAGAAATAGATAAGTTGTTATCTAAAATAGCTGAGGCAAAAGATAAAAAAGAAGCTTTGGAGGATTTTGAATAATGGAGGATCTAGAGCTAATAACTAAGATACAAAGACAATTAAAACAACTCTATCAAAACATTGGTGACTCAATGATTAGTGGAGGTGTTGACAATATGGAAAAATATAAATATATGTTAGGACAGGCACATGCCTATGAATATATTTCACAGGAAATCTCTAACCTGCTAAATAAGAAGGAGCAAAAAAATGAGCAAGGAACAATTATCGACCTCGAAAAACGAGGTCCCAAAGCATAAAAACGCTTTGGAAGAAAAGTATAAAGAACAAAAAG